TGAGGCGGGAGGCTTACATTCTCAACGGTGCTGGCGTTTCTATCACCCGTAATTACTCTATGAAGTTTCTCTTTGAGTTCCTCATATGATTTAAAATTACTAGGGTCAACGAAAGCTTTTAAAGCGTATTGTTTTGACCAGATTTCTTTAATCTTATCATCACTTTCAGCAATTGCTGATACACTTTCAAATTCAGACTTATCATAGTTCCAATAACCATCAACTTTTCTGATCTTTAGTTTAAAGTTTGCACCTTTCCAAAAATCAAATGGATTGATTGGACTTTCATCTTCAAATGCTGGTTGCATTGCTTCAGTAATCTTATCAAATATCTTTTTACCAAATTTGTATAATTTTACTTTACCCTCATTCTCTGGATGTTTTGGGTCACTCACTACTAGGATATTAGCATGATATGATAATTTTCTTTTTCTCTTACGAGCAATTTCTTTATCACTATCAACACCAGTATTCCATAGTCTTGTATTTTCTTCACTAACAGGATCTTTTTGAGATAATGTTGTTAGTGAGTTCTCAATATACCAACCACCTTTGTCTTGAAAAGCATGAGACCAAATTCTCTGCCAAGGTAAGTCTTCACCCTCAATTGATGGTAAAAATCTAACTACGGCATAACCGTTACCAGTTTTATCCATCTCTGGTTTCCAAAATCTGTCGTCTTGATATTTGTTTTTATTTGATTGATCTTCTGGAGCAAGGTTTTGCTCTAGTGCCTTTGTAAGTTTGTCAAAGTTACTTGACGAGCTTTTTAAAGTATCGAAATCCATATTATATTCTCCTTTGTATGTTTCGTATTTTGTATTTGTGTTACCTGTTTAATCGGTATCATAGTTATTTATACATGTATTATATCAGATTTTAACAAATTTGTCAAGTGTGGTTTTAATTGTCATATATTTTAAATTCTTTAACTCTGACCATTCGTTTATAGGTTTACTGACTTTATGGTCACCATCTGGATTGACCTTATAGAAAGTTACTTGTGGGTGTTCTTCTATTAAAGTTTTCCATTGACTAATCCAATCCGCCGGTGGAATGGCTCCGTTCTCAGGTAATCCATAGAATTTTGAACCTTTGTACATATTATTGATCTGATAATCATTACTAACTAGATCATGCCCAATTAAATATAACTCTTTCAAATCTTTCTCGTTGATTAATGCAACTCTACCACTTGAAGCTCCACAAGCATAACCTCTATCATCTTCATCTGAAACTAAATCATTTAGACAGTTTGATTTATCATTGTCATTAACCCAACTCACAAATGTACTTGTATGATTGACTTTTTGTTTTATAACTTCTTTTGTAGTCTTTAGTACGTTCACAGTACCAGCTAGATTAGAACCATGAAATACAAACTCTTGCTTATCGCCTCTGTCGTTCTCTTGTTTGCTTGATTTGTGTTTGTTTAGTATTTCTTTATCAGCGTCACTCATACTTCCATAAACTAATGACTCATATGCCATGCCAGGTATTCTGGTCCAGTTTCTAAACCAAGTTTCATTCTTATCACAATAACCACTTTGATATATCTCGTGCATCATGCCATCATCAACAGCAGTTAATACATCTGGTGTAAAATCTCTATACAAGGCATTACAACCATATATCTTACCATGAGGTCTAAACATATTCAAGTCTAATGGTTTTCTACTTTCACCATTGCCTATACAAAATGCTTTAATCATTTACAAATATCTCTTTCATAATCAATTTACATTCTGTTTCATTAAACCTCATAAAAGGTTTTAATCTGGCAAGCGTAGATGAGATTTTAGGCCATACAACTTTCTCGGTAATTTCTTTAGTCCAATTCTTACTAAACGATAAGAAATGGTCAAGCACGATTGCGGTCTGTAAGGATAGTTTTTTTTGAATAAGTAATCGTAAAAGTCTAGGATGTTGTCCATTATTACATAGAAAACCATCATCAAAAGAAATCCCACGATTGCTAAAATCATTACCAATATTACTGCAATCTCCTCTAAAGTGATAGGCAAATGACTCTTTACGTTTCCTATAATCCAAGTAAACATCTTTACCATCTTTTTGTAACAGATTACCAATCCACCCTTTACTGTCTGTAGCAAAGTTAGCAACGAAGAAATCAAGTATATTATCTTGTCCATATTGTTTACTTAACTTGTGAAAGAAATATCTATCATTTCTTTTTGTAAATGTTTCAAGTTTACAGTTAACCTTTCCTTCATATTTGACATAGTCATAAGTTTTTGTTGTGAAGTGTAATTTAACTCCCAAATATACTTTAAATACATCATAACCACCATACATATTATACAGGCAATTGGCCTTGTTTAGAATATTTTAACATTCTTTTATTTGTGGCTTCTAACTTTATTTTTTCTTTTAACGATTTTGATATTAATGGTTTTGCTGTTGAGATATCAATATCATTTTCTTCACAATATAGGATTACAGCATCCATATAAGATATTCTTTTTTCTTTTACTACACCTTCTATATTCAAACTAAATTCTTTACTATTCATTATCGAAGTCCGATCTAACTATATGTTTTCTTAAAGCTCTTAAAAGTCTTTCCATATTGTCAATAATATCAATTAGGCCTTTGTCTGTTATGTAGTGTTGTTTGTCTTTTAACTTGTCGTATTCTTTTAATGAAATTGACACCATTGGTGTTGGTGGACTTGCTTCATTCTCATAACTTGCGTCTTCCGATCTATCGTCTGTCATTATATTCTCCTATTATATAAATGTAGGTTACTCACTCTCGCTTTCGCCTACATAGTTGCAACTCTGTTAATGTATCATACTTATTTGTTTTTGTCAACCTTTATCTGGTAATTCAGTAATTAAATCAAACGTATGGTATAAAATACAACTTTCAAGGTTACTTGGTATAGTTAATACAGAAGCACTTTCTGTTCCATCCTCGCTAACCATATAAGTTAACATATAAACTGGTTGTCCTGTTGAGTCCATTGCCTCTCTGCCTAGGGAGATATGAAGTGGCTTCAACTTCTTATGATCTAAATATTTTTGTATATTTTCTGGCGACCCACATAAAGCAGGTAACTTTTGTATGTAAACTTCACCATCTCTTAAACCTTCTTCATGGTCAGCATACACAACAGTAGCAAATAATATACCTAATATTAATACTAGTTTTTTCATATTATCCTTACGATAAAATATAGGCCACTTTTTTAATTAACTTGCTTGAATTTTATCTTTGTTTAGTTCTTCATAATATTTATAAAAACCATCAATTGCTTTAATCAAATCTTGTTCATAATCTTTACGTTTTTTAACAAAGATTTGTGATGTTCCGTCTTCACTAGCCAACATGATTACTATTTGTTCAATAGGTGTACCAAAAGTTTCTTCATACATCAAGGCGTAAGCCGTACATTGCATAAAGTAATTATCAATCCAACTTTCTTGTCGTTCTTTATTGGCTGTTTTGAAATCTATTACTGATAATTTACCATTATATTCGGCAACACAATCCACTTGACCAGCAATTGTAAGTTTGTGACTAAACATGATTGCCTCTAGTAAATGTATATTGTCAATCTGATCTACGTATGGTTTTAATAGTTTAAATAGACCTAATGGAAGTACAGCTCTGATAGATGGTGTTTCATTCTTAATGTATTGTTCAACCAAGGTATGAGTTGCTTTACCTCTCCTTGAGGCTCTACCCATTTCCCATTGAGCAACCTTTTCACCAATTGCATCTCTCCATTTTTGTAGACCTTCTTTTTTAAGAATACCTAGTACTGTTGTAACAGATGGATATGCTTTACCACTAATATCATAAAATCTAAAACCATCAACTGATTTGCCTTTGGTTTTAGGTAGTTTTGATTTATCTAAATCAATAAAATTAAATTTTCTAGTCATAATATTTCACTTTCATTTATTGTATCATCATATTATATCATAATATAACAGCTTTGTCAAGTCTTAAATGCCTTTTTTAGAATACATATCATTTAGGTCATCACGTTGTTTCTTAAACTCATCATTAATCGGTGTCGGCGTTCAATTAGATAATGCTGAAATACGATCTCTTAATCTCTCTGCTCTTACACCAACTTGTTTTGCCCAACGGCTGTCCATCATTTCAACGGCTGCTGTTGACCAATTACCATCATTTACGGCTGCTACAAACTTCTTAAAATTTGATAGTCTTGGAGCTCCCATATTGAAACACATATTTACAATCACTTGTTGTGCTTCTTCGTGTAATTCATCTAAATTAGAAAAAACCTTTTTAGATTCGGTAATATAAGTTTCTACATCTTTATCAAATACCGCATTAACTCTTTCCTCAGAAACAGGATGACCTACGTTGGCTCCATATTCTTCGTCTTTAGCAGTAACCAAATGACCAATACCAAAAGTTTTATAACCTAGGTGGTCGTCATAGACTTCGTACTTTACGCCTTCATCTATTTTCAGTTGTTCTCTTAATTGATTAATGTTCATTCTTATCCTCTTGTTAGTTTTAATATTTTTTCCACTTGTGACTTAATGATTGGTCCTCTGTTAGGCCAATGTATATAAGGTTCATCACTCTTGGATAGATTATATAGAAATGGTAGTACTATCTTTTCAATCTCTTTAAATCTTTGTTTCGTTTCTTCATTTGAAATTTCTTTTGTAATTGTTTCTTTTTCAGACACAATTTGCATAATCTCATTCATCATAGATTTGATAGATGAAACATCATCTTTAACTTTTGCTATTTCTAAATTTGAACTTTTTAATAGTTTTGGATCTATTGTAGGTGTTGTACTCTCAGCTGGTTTAGCTACAGGTGTAATTCCCCAATCTTCGTCAAGGTCAAACCCTCTCATATAATCTGGTATATCGTCAGCCATTATTTTTTACCTCTTTGTCTTTTTTGATGTTTTTTTACTACTTGTTCGGTTTTAATTTGTTTGATGGTTTTCTTTGTAGTTTGTTTAGCAAGTTCACTTTCTGGATGTGCTTCTCCTATTTTAGATAATACTTCTTTAAAACCACCATCTGTTTTGTTTGTTCTACCACCAACACTCGCTACAATATTTATGCCTTTTGGAACTTGTCCAATATGTTTATTCTTCTTCATATAGGACTCCATTTCAGATATGGTCATTATATTGTCAAACTCTCTACCAGTTTTTTTATTTCTAAAGGTGTATATTGGCATTATAGGTTTGTAATGGCCTCTAACTTATCTTTAGCATGTGCCAATATTTCTACTTTTTTCTCTGCTGTTACCACATAATCAATATGTTCAGCGACACCAATTGGTGACTTTAAGAAAGTTTTTAAATCTGCCTCTGCTACAGCGACATCACCCTCTAATTTTTTTATTAATGCTTCTTTTATCATTTCAATTACTTCCTGTTTAGTTTTTTCTTTTTCTTTGGTGCTTTACCACCTACCCATGCTTCATTAAAATTTTTTGTAGATTTATTATCTGCTTGGTATTTACCTTTTGATCTAGCACGTTTAGGTGTTGGTGTAAATACGTTTCCTGTTATACATTCTAAAATTTTATATATAAATTTGTTCATTTGTTCTCCTAATTGTATATTTTATCTTCTTTTAATCCGTCCCATAATAACTTTTTTTCATTAAATGTAAATGGTCTTATCATATTTAGACCATCATTTTTTCTCTCTTTGGTTTGTCTTTTACTTTCTTCTAAACTTAACTTTTCCATTTCATCATACTCCATAATTATTTCTTTCTGGTAAAACTGCCTTTACCTTTTTTAGCTTTAACTACTCTAGGTTTATACTTTGGTGTTCTTACTTCTTTAGCAACAGGATTAGTTTTAAATATGTCCTGCCAATTACTTCTATAAGTGTCATTTGATACTCTACTTTTACCGTCCCACTTGAATGCCATTAGTAACTCCTTCTGTCCACCATTTCGGTGGTTTAGATGGTAGTTTCCACGTAGCAAATTGTATTTTTTTCTCTATGTAATACTTTCTATATGAACCAATCACATCACCAGGTATTTTACATTCATCTGGCATAGCAGGTGTTGGGTCTGTAGCAATCTTATTTATAGGTATATTTTTAGGTGTATGGTATAATACATCTTTTAATTTCTGAATAGTCATGTGGTCTTTCGTATGATTATATCTCAATTTAAATTCATCACCAAGAGCAATCATATGTTTATACAACCATACATAGTGA